CACCTATAGTTGTTTCTGTTCCAAAGAATACTAAGTGTCTATCCGGTGTAGATACTAACATATGTCTTGATGCAGTTGGTGCACCAGTTATTATTGTTGCTCTGTTGTTTGTTGCGTCTGTTGCTGCAGAGTTCCATTCAAAAACAGCACTATCGTGTATTAAACAAATTGCTTTATCGCCAAAATTATCTAGTGACCACATACCTGGTTCTAATACTAAGTCACCAGATGCCGCCTCACCCCAACCAATAAATGTTGTTGTGCTAGTAATTGTTGCTCCACCACTATGTGCTGCTTTTGTAGTTCCGCCTACTTCTCTAGTTACACCAGTAAGTTCTCCTGTAGCTGCAATACCTGTGTAAGATATTTCTTCACTATCTATTTGTAAAAAGTTTGTTCCTGCAGTTGGAAACTGTGATGAGTCTACTAATATAATACCTGTTGTTGCAGTGTCTGTAATACCATTTTGTAAAGTAGTTGTTGGATTACCAGCAATTGTTCCGCCCCAAGATCCTAGTGACCAACCAAAACCTTTTGCTTGCACAGCTGGTCCTACAGGATAATAATGTTGTACCCTAACACCACCTGATGTTGTTGCACCAGATCCTGATTCATTTGATGGCATAGTAATTGTTAGTGTTGTGCTTGTAGGCACAGTTGTAACCATAAATTTTTTATCGTTAAAATCTGCAGCTGCAAAATCAGAATTAGTTATTGCAGAAAAGCTATCTAATAATATTATGTCACTTGCAGAAATATTATGTGGTGATGAGAAAGTTATTGTAACTTCAGCTGATCCATTAGTCGTGCTGAATGCACTTGTAAGCGTTGTTGTAGATTTGATAGGATGTATATCATAATATACACCACCAGAAAAAGCATATAAAATTCTATTTGTACCAATGATTGCATATTTTCTAGCTAAACTATTTACGAAATGATGTAGTCCTCGACCAGCACCTGTAAGATTACTATCTCCTAGTTGCTTCCAACCACCTATTTTTTCTGGAATACCATAACGAAATCTAACATTATCGCAGTCTGTCCA